TTAATAATTATATAGTTAATAATTATAGTATATAGTAATATATTTCAATACTAAAAACTAAAAACAATATTAACAATGTTGAACATAATAAATAATAGTATTAACTCGTTAAATTCCAGCACTTTTTTTGCTGGAATTATGATGATTTGTTTAAATATTGGTTCAAGATATATCCAACTTAATTTAGACGAGTCTACCGAATCGTATATTAAGTACGCACTTACAAAAGAAATCATGGTTTTTACCATATCATGGATGGCAACAAGAAATATTTATATGTCACTTGGGTTAACTGCGGTTTTTATAGTTTTAGCCGATTTTATTATGAATGAAAAAAGTAGGTATTGTTTACTGCCGAAGAAATTTATTCGATCACGTAGAATGAATGAACTAGTGGATAACAAAATTCTTTCTGAAAAAGAAATCAATGACGCTTTGGAAGTATTAGAAAAAGCAAAAGTTCAAAAATTTAAACAAAATCAGTTGAACTATTTAGAGTCGTATGATTTGAACAAGTTTTAAATAATTAACACATAAATAAATATTAAATAATTATTATATATAATATTATTCGTATAATATAATATATAATATCGTATCATATAAACATAACATAGTATCATAAAAATATGTCATCACGATATGATAATGATAGCGAAGATGTTGTGCAAGAAAATAAAAAACAAACTGAAGCTATTAATAAATATATTATTGGAACATTAAAAATGTATATTAACCCTGAAATATTTGTAAAGAATCCCTCAGGCAATACTAAAAAACGTAAAATGCCAAGTATATATTACACGCGACAATATACCAAAACTCCTGGCGAAGTTCAAAAAATACAAAAAGAAGTAACAAACGAACAAGCTGCAAATAAGTTGGCTAGTGGTAGTGGTAGTGGTAGTGGTGCTTCTGGTGCTTCGGGAACTAGCGGAATAACTACCGGGACAGGGATGGGGCAACCAATGCAACAACAATTTCAACAACCACAACTTCAACAATTTCAACAACCACAACTTCAACAACCTCAGCAACAACTTGTTCCCCAACCTGTTAAAGTAATGGGGGGTGGTGCTGAACCTATTTATGGTATGGGTGGTGTAAGTGGTCTTAATGTTCAAGCAACAAGTATTTCGAGTCGTGTAGACCAGAATGCCGAACCTTATATTGCTTCCCTCATTAAATTTTCAAATGCTGGTTTTCCACCATATTCTACACTAAAAAGCCAAGTTGATACTTTTTTTAATCTTAGAGCGTTTAGAGGATTTTTGAAAAAACTAGGTAACCCTGTCACGATAAGAGATACAAGTAATCAACCTATAAATGTTGAAAAGGCACTGGGTCCGATATTAGATAGTAAAGGTAATAAAGTTGTAATAAGTAATGTAGAAAGTGAGTTTAGAAACATTTTTGGACCTGTTACTCGTGAGAAAACATCAGAACCATCTCTTAAAGAATATATAAATGATAAAATAAAAGGAACAAAAATTAGATTTTGGTCTACAAGTGAAAAACCACAAAAAATAGGAAGAACATTTATATTTTTATATAGTATTCCATCCCCACAAGAATCACGTCAACAGGCACAACTATCGGGAACAGGTAGAAATACAAATGCAAATAGACCTATGATGTTAATGGTAAAAGATGGCAATGATTATAGTTTAATTGGAGGTTATGTTGATAATACGACTAAAAATATAATTGGAAATACACAAGTAAGCATTGAAACTGAAACTGAAGTAACAAAATCTGATACTATTTATAACACAATTAGAAAAGAATTTTCTTTAAAAACAGGAATGTCAAATTTTCCTCCAAATCTTGCAACAAAATATTTATTGTATACTCCTCCTCATGAAAAAGATGGTGTAGAAATTAATGAAGTTAAAATTCAAGGTGATTACGATAGAGAAATTTTAAAAAAAAATAAACTTAATACAGAAATAAATAATCTTAAACAAAAAATTAAAGATATAAAATATAGTATTGATGAAACTCAACAGAATACAAGTCTAGAAAGAGCTGATAAATTACAAATACTATCAAGTTATACAGCCGAACTTGAAGAAGATCAAAAAAATCTTGAAAATAAAGAAGATAGTTTACGTACATCAGTTGCCGAAATTGATTTATACAAAAAACAACTAGATGATATAAAAAAAGATAAAGACATTTTACCTGTTATTGTTTATGCTGTTCAAATAAGTCAAAACAATATGCAGACTATTATTCAAAGTTCTAAAAGTAGAACTACCCTTGCATCGGGTGAACTTGTTATGGTTCCAATAGTAACTATTTATAATGTATTAGGAGGTAAACAAATATCAGATAATATAGTAATATCAAATTTTCAAAACCGATTACTACAAATGACTATTGGAATTTTACAACAAGAAAAAATAATATCGCAAATCGCCGATGCTAGTCAGATTGGAACCGACTATTATGATGATAAGAAGCGTATGGAAGCATTACAAAAAATTTTATCGCCGGACTCAATTAGTGAAATTGACGATATCATAAAACATAATATAAAATTCATATTGGGTATATTTTTTTCATATAAGAATTCATTCAATTACTCAGGTAATCAATATATTATAAATTCTGTAGACTGGAATGATGCTTTTAAACAACTTAGTAGTAAATCTAAATTACTAAAACGCATGAATGCAAGTTATTATATAAGTTTAAAATTATTTCTTGAAAAATTAGAACCTGGGAAACTTCCAAGTGATAGGAAAGGCACCTTCCTCGAATCATGTGGAGTAAAGGGTGCAATTATACGCAATGAATGGAAAAATAATTTTGAGTCTAAAACGTTGAAAGAATGGAAAGCGCTTTTACCACTCCCGACTTTTGGCAAAGGCAAAGGTGAAGGTATACTTAATAAAATAGTTCCTTCTTTTATCAAAAATGCACTTAAGTCAATACAGAATCCACTGATGTCTCCACTTGACCCCGGTGTTTTACAAGTGTCACTTATTCAGTATTCACTACTTGGGGAGGTAGAGCTTCAAGAATTTTATTTTAAGATTGAAAATTCATTTGCCGGAGTTGCATGGAAAAATGATAACACGTGGGAGAAACGAAAACAAAGACTATTCGCTGCAATGGATGAATGTCAGGCGGATATTTATTGTTTTCAAAATGTGCAATGTTCTTTGGATGTATATAAAAATTGTGTTAAAAAAGCTGTTTCAGATTATGATGATAATGAAAAGGAAAAGAAAATAGAAATGTTACGTAATATTAATGAATTATCAACTTATAGAGAGCGCCTTAATTTTTATTTTAGTAAAATACATGAAAATTTAATTTCTACACATGATTCTGAAGGTCTGAATTGCATCAGTGATATATATGAAAAATACAAAGATTCATATGACTTTGTTTACTTTTTTGAACAAGTATTTTATACTTCTGGTGATTTACAAAACAACACTGATCTTAGTTCAATAGGTTCTCCAAATATGTTGTATCCTGAATATGGAAAAAAAGTTGCACTAGGAAATTTAACTATGGTTAAAAAAAGTAAATTTGAAATTGAAAATAAACTACGTTATGATGTTCGAATAGGAGCAGCTTTTTGTTCAGAAAATATTAAAAAAAAATTTGATAGTAATTTTAAAGATTTTTCTTCAACGTTACCTAATTTTAAAGATGAATATGACTCTATGTGTAGAAATAAGTCTTTTGCATCTATGGTCTATATTAGATTTAAACCTGTAGCAGAGGTTCCTCCCGTGGAGCTTGAATTAAACCAACAACCAACTAATGATGAACAAGTAGAAAATGCAATGAGTAGCGAAAACAGAGAATTTGAAAATGATGAGACTTTAAAAGAAGTAGTTGAAAGTAATAACGATGAAGAAGTTATAGAAAATGCAGAAGGTGAAGAAGATAAAACAGCCGAAAAAGATGAAATGATAGAACAAGGAGGTGGAGCACCAACATGGTATGATAAAGACACCACAGAAGTAGTTGGGTATGGTAGGGTAATAAAAAAACCTCCTCCTCCACCTTCTAAAAAAAAATCTTCGAAAAGTGGTCCACCATTGCCATGTTTTGATATGAAAGATACATTATATATACCAAAATCCAATTTTACTAGTAATCCATTATATGGAATTTGCAATATAAAATTTGATACTACTGATATATCTCAAAAATCAGGATCATCTAGTTTACCAAAAGATGTTATGCAACTTGTTCTAATGGCTGTATTTATTTATAAACTACGATTTAATATGCAGTCTTATGGTTTACGAACTACTAATTTATATAATAATCCTTTTATTGTTTCCGGACTTTTTAGAGATGATATGGTTACAGGTTCTGATGGTAATCCTAAACTTAAATCTGCATTAAAATTATTGACAACAGATATAACAACTAAGTGGAAACAAGATATTAATCCGCCTTTTGATGTCTACGTTAATAACTTTGTAAAAAGTATGATTATATTAACATATTTACGTGTAGGTAAAATTCGAGTAGCTGGTTATCATTCTGTTCATAGAAATTTTAACCCTAAGTTAGTTGGCGATACTTATCCACTTGAACAACGTTCAGGTTCATCAATATCTGAATTGATAATTTGTTGTGATAATTTTAAAATATGCAATACTGACCCAAATAGTGACAATGTAATGCACAAAATGATACCCGCAAGAAATCCTAACCCCAATTTTCCTTTATTTCCGAATAAAGTTAACCCGTCAAATAGTGTTGCCATTGGTGGTGTTTTTGATATAACTACACCTGCAATATTACAACATATTAGTCTTATAACTAAACAAATAAAAGAAGGACGCGAAGCAGACGCAGAAGCAGTAAAAAAAGCACAATCTGCAGCAGTTCCATATGAAGGAGAAAAAATGAGTTTGGATGAGTTACAAAAGATGTTTCCCGTTCCTGTTCAAGCTCCTGCTTCTACTCTTTCCACTAGCATCGTTCCTTCTAGTATGGCTCTACCTATTGTTTCCAGTAGTGCTGCTCCTGCTCCTGCTGCTGCTCCTGCTGCTGCTCCTGCTGCTGCTCCTGCTGCTGCTCCTGCTGCTGCTCCTGCTGCTGCTCCTGCTGCTGCTCCTGCTCCTAATCTCATTCCTCCACTTAAACCATCAACCGCAACTACTTTAATAAGTGAAAATAGTTTAGTAAAAGATACCTATCTAAAAGAGTTTCTTAATCTTGGTGTTCCTCGAGGATATGTAGTTGTATCTCAAGATAGATATAATTTTTTTAAACAAAGTGATGACAAGACTAAGATGGAAGAGTATACTATTGATAGTTTAAAATTAGAAGATTTTACTTTCAGTGAAACTACAAAATATGTGCATAGTGTTTTTGCTGGTTCTTTTTTATTTTACTATGATTTTAAAAAAGTAGGTGGTATTGACTACTATAAAGTATGGTTTCCGTTTAATGGTAGTAGCGCATTCTCTGGTTTAATCGATAAAAATAATTATAATGATGTATTTAAAATTAATACTTTTAACCCTCAGGGTAATGGTGGTATGATTATGTGGTTACCTGTTCCTATGATTAGCATTCATCCATTTATTCCAAAAGAACAATCAGAAATACAAAAAATTATAGATGAATGTAGAAAAAATCCTGATAAAATTTATAAAGATGCTGTTATAACGATTATGATTAATTTTTTTAATATATATACCGCAGGAAACAATGTGTTATCACCCAAATTAAAGAATTTTATAAAAGAAATATTTCTAAAATTACAAATTAAACTACCACATGAATTTGATAGTTATCCTAATATATATAAGGAACCAAATATTACACCTAAAAGAACATTGGCAATAAATAAAATAATAGAAGACTTAGAAAAATTAGCCAAAGGAGAAACACCTGCTCCTGCACCTGTTCTTGCTGCTGCACCTGCGTCTGCACCTGCTCTAGGACCTAAACCTGTTCCTACTTCTGCTCCTGCTCCTGCTCCCGCCACTACTTTAAAAGTAATGTCATTTAATACTTGGTTTGCCGCATTTAGTCCCAAAGACCATAAAAATGACGATGATACAAGATATTGTAATAATTTTGGTATAAATCCTGAAAATCCGTGTAAAAAAAATATTATGGATGAAATTATGAGACAAATAGAACAAGGCACTCAAGTTATATTTTTACAAGAATTTGTTCGAACAGATCAAATTCGGAGTACGTTTACAGGATATCCTGTAAGTTTTACTGATACATCACAACGCCCTTTTGTCATGACATATACACCAAAACCCCCTTCATTATCACAACCAGATGAATATTATGTGTATAGTTTTAAGGCCGGTTCTGCCAATGGAAATGGTGAAACTGCGACTACATTATGTTCTAAACGTTTTTTTTCTTCTCCTCCTAGCGATTATTTTATGGGGAACTTAACTAGTGTTCCTAATACTCCATTACATGCATTAAATGGAGATACAACTACACCTAGCCAATGGATAGTCTCTGGTGGTTCAAGGCCTTATATTGTTTTGGTATTTAAAGATAAAAAAATGATTCTAATCAATATACATGCACCGCATTACAACAAAAAATTTGAAATACTACTTTATCATACCCCTATACAAATACAAGAAGTAAATAAACAAAATACCAAATATAATAATAATCTTATGACTTATGCAATAACCGAACTTGGAATTATGCTTAGAAAAAGAATTCCAACAGAATTAAAAGAATATAGTATTGTATTTGGAGGCGATTTTAACTGCGGTCCTGACAGAGCACAAGAATACTTAGCAATGCTTGGTGAAAATGGGAAAGAAGGAGTCTTTTCAAATAGTTCGGGACAATTCAAAACATTGGCAACAAATCCTTCGCCTTCTGATAAACAGAAATCACCTACATGTTGTGTTACAAAAAGTGAATCTCCAGGTTTTACTAGCGCCTTTGACCAGATTTATTCTAATAAATTAAATATTGTAAACTATTGGGCATATGGGCAGAAGAAGTTACAAAAACCTAAACCTCCTATAGGAAATTTAAATTATTTCTCAGACCATTTACCTGTGTATGCAGAAATAGAAATACCAGCAGTCGCACCTATAACTGCACCTGCACCTGCACCTATAACTTCAACATCAATAACAACATCGACAACAACAACTAGTAGTCCAAGTGGTGTAAGTCAAGTGCGAGAACTTAGTGTTGATCAGATAAATAGTGAAATAAGTAACCCTAGTAATAATAGTATATACATTATAAATGGTGGAAGTTTTAACCCGCCACATTTTGGTCATATAGGATTGTTTGAACTAGCATATCAAGCTATTCAAAAAGACACCAATATCCCTAAAATTGCTGGTCAGAAGTATTATGGTGTTATGGTATTGGCGCCAGAAAAACATATCTCTGATAAATTAATAAAAGCCAACGGAAATACAACCGGATTGTTGTCATTAAAAGCTAGAGTTAATTTATGTCAACTAACTATTGTCGATTATCAATGGAAAGATCCTTCACGATTTGGACCACAAAATATGATAGTAGTTAATGAAGAGGAATATAATCCAATGGGAAGTATTATTTCAAGAAATCCTAGTAAAATACAAAATATGTATTATTTATGTGGTTCTGATTTTTATTTTGATCAAATAAATAGTGAAGGTAAAATCGAAAAAAGAGGACATTATGGAGCTAATATGAATATGGTATATAGTATTCGTGAGTCATCATTAGATAAAACGCCAGATCCATATAAGGGTACTTTTAAACATCTTAGAATAACAGAATCTAGATATAAAGATATGTCCTCTACAAAAGTTAGACAAAATATATTAACACTTGAGGGCAAAGCTGGTTTTAATTCATCAACTACCCAAGAAATAATTGCAAATATAGGAAAAGGTTCTTATTGTTACTTAGGTAGTATGCCATACCTTATACCAAAAAATGATTATCATTTACAAAAAATGGGTTGTCCAGAGGCACAAGGAGGCGGTGGAAGCAATGGCATAGTAGAATATACCAATAAACGTCATACACTAAAAAAAAGTAAACTAAAATCAAGGAAAATAAAGAAACATGCGTCTACATCCATATCTACGCCTACAACCAGGTTTACAAAGAAACATTTTCATTTGAAGCATAGTCATAACAAAAAGCATAAAACAAGACGCAATAAGAATTAGGGTGTCTACCTAATACAAATATCAAATTTCAAGTATAAAAATACATACATAATGCGTGGTTATGTATGTATGTATCTAGTCACCGAGACGAATCAAATACTGCACCATATTAGTTCTTCATTCGATAACTCGGCACCAATCAAAATACTACGATTTAGCTCCGGATTCTCGCTTGAAAAGAAACTGGGGCGTATTATACTCCAATCCGTTTTTTCATCGAGTAGCCCGACTTTCGTATATATATACGCCGCAAGAGCACTACACCAAAAGCGCGATATTTTTTGGGGGTCAGGGTCTTTCTTGCAATACGCTTCAATCCAGTCTCGCACTACGATATCATATGGTTTGTTAAAAACACAACTATGAATTTCTTTCATTTTTTCATGTGTAAATGGATTTTCTGTATGATAGTGTAGGTGTCGTTGTTTATGTGTATCAAGCAAATCTTGATTGGATTCAATATCAATCGGTTGGTTACTTTTATAAAAAAAATATTTCAAGATGCTGAATCCTGAGTAAATATATCCAAATGTGGTTGAAAACGTATTTGAAAACGTATTTATAAGCAGATTTCTGTTTCTAGTTACTAATGCTGTACTACTACCACCGCTACCAACACCATTCAAATCAGTTATGTTAATACTAATCATCGTTGTATTGTTTTCGATAATATCATCCGCAAAATGAACGCGCAATCTTCGCAAATATATTTTTCCCTTATATGTGGTTATAAAATCGACGATAGGTGTAAGCTGCACCCCTATTTTTCTCTTACCATCTTCGGCGTCGGGTATCTGAGCAGTGCCGGATTGCCATACATATACACCCTTCATTGGTTTATCTAAATATGTGAAATCGGGGTTTACAACCACCATGGCAATATGTGAGAAATCACTTTTTGAACCATACTTTATAAGCCATCCAAACAATCCGAGTCCTTTTTGTTCAAGATTATCGCATAGTAGTAAGTCGCCGGTTTTTAGTGTGTCGATTTGGTTTGTTATCTCTATAATTTGTTCGCTATTCATCATTTTCTTGTAATAGTTCTTGTAATAGTAGAAAACAATATATATAACCTTTATATTTATTGTTTTATATATTTTATATATTTTATTGTTCTAGATAATTATTTTGCATAATTATTATTCTATATAGTTACCATACTCTTCAATTTCTTCTTCATTATCATTTTCATTTTCATTTTCATTTTCATCATCAAAAATGCTATCATAGCTTCCACTAAATAAGTCCTTAAAGGCGCACATTAGTTGTTCGATATATGTTTTATCTTTGCATAACGAATTGCAAACATTTTCCGAAATAGCAATCGCTAATTCAATCCTACAAAAGAATTTAGAAAATGTAAGACCTTCTGTTTTTAATATTTTATTCACTTCGTATATTTCTTCTCCTCCAAAAAATATTTGTTTTACACTTAGTGTGTTATAGCATATATTGTAAATATCTTTTATAAGTTTTTCTTTTGTATTTGTGAGTGATTCTTTATTTTTATTTGTCTTATTATGTTTCTCTCCTTTCTCTCCTTTCTCTAATGGTTCAGATAGATGCTCAACAATATACTTTGCAAGCTTCTTATAGTTTCTCGAGACTAAAATCTTAAAAAAGTTGAAAAATATATTCTGTTCTTCTCTTGTCAGTTTTCCAATAATTCCATAGTCAATCACTCCTATTTTTAGAGTGTATTCTGTATTTGTGCTTGTTTTTGTATCACATGGTTCTTTCATAAAAATAACATTCCCAGAATGTAAATCTGCATGATAGATTGAATCGTAAAAAACAGACTTTATATTAAATCTTGACAATATTTTCGAATATTCATCTCTATCGTCTGCGCAGATATTTTCAAGCCTAGCGCCCTCGATATAATCCATTATGATCGCATTCGGGTTTTCTTCTGTAAAATACGAATAAACATGCGGAATACAAATATCTTTCACGTCTTTGAATTTTTCATAAAAAATGTGTATATTATCAACTTCGTTCGAAAAATCAAGTTGTCCCATCATGATTTCACGATTTTCCTCAAAGATATCGCATATGTTCAGGTTACATAAATATGGCAGCTTCTTTGTTATATTTACCAGTAGTTCTAATTCTTTCATTGACTTGTCAAACTTCTCGACGATATTTTTGCGCCGATATTTTATAATGACTTGTTTCCCATTAAGCGTAGCTTTATATATGATTGCAATTACACCGGATTTAATAGGTTCACTCCTTACGCCACCATGAATAACAAGTTCATCCCCATTACGTTTTGCAATACTTATCAATTCAAATAGTCCTTGATAATCTATTTCATTTTCATCATATTTAACGTTATCAGTATAGTTAATAAAATAATTAAACAGCTCTTTATTCATTAGTTTATTATTCGCATTATTCGAAATTCCCTGAAATATTTTTGTGAAAAATATATTTTTATCTGCCAACTCTTCGGCAAGATGTATTATGGTATTGTTGTAGTCAGTAGTTGTTTTTTTGGAAAACTTATACAGAACATAATATTTTGCATATATTCCCATACAAGAGGTTATAAAATATGACTTCGACAACGCGGACACTAGCGTGGGTTTTATATTTATTAAAAATGAACCGATTTTATCTAGTATATTTTTCGCATAGTTAGGGGTTGACGTTGTTTCCGAATCTAAGTCGCATCTTTCAAGTAGGAATTGCAATTCTTGTGAGTTTGTGTCTGCGTCTGCGTCTGCGTCTGCGTCTGCGTCTGCGTATGCGTCTCTAATATCATCGTTTTTCTTTGCATCGGTTTTGTAAAAAAAAGAGCATTTGTCTTGAATTCGTTTTAATGTTGCGAACATAGTTATGGATATGGTTATGGTTATAGATATGTATAGTATATGGTATTAAATATTATTTAAACTTGTTATTTTTTAAATATTATTCAATAATATTCACTTATATTCACTTATATTCACTTATATTATTGTATCATCTCAATAAATTGTTTCAGATTAAGAAACACTTTTTTCATGATAAGACCCATTATATTTTCCATATAAATAGGCAATGAATGACTTAATTCTAATTTAAAAATATAGTTAATATTTATTTTATGATACGACTCGAAATTCACCACCATAGATGATATCGTATTTACAACTTTGTCATAGTTTTTTAAATCTTCCGGATTCGGATAGTCGGCATCCACACAAGTATATGTCTTTTTATTTGGTTCACAGGTTTCCGTCACCTTTACATACATATATTTGGGCTTAATTCCTAAATCAGCAGCAAATGGTTTAAAAAGAAAAAGAACATTTACTTCGTTTATATTTTTATTTTTATCTCGATAAAATGGCGATGTCGATATGCTGTCATGTATTTCAATCTTTTCAAAATTGTCTTTGTTCAATGTAAACATTAAGTTATATATGTCTAAATTTATCATAGTATACAAGTTAACCTTGTTATTCTCTGCGTAAAATTGCAACAAGTAAATATTATTGTTTTTATCCCGTTTCAAGTGCATTTTCTCTTTAAAACAAATCGTCTTAAAATTATATTTTAAACTATCATTCATATTTTTAATTTGGTTAATTTGGTTAATTTGATTGATAAGTAGTCTATAGTTATTATTATTATCTATTTATGTATATTTTATGAATTATAATTATTCGTATATTTAATCTTATTTAGGTAGTATGTTAACACAATAACCTTTCAACATTTTTAATAAGATTCACTTTGTCCAATACTTCTTCTATATTTGCTTTATGCTTTGTCATGAAATATTGCGGATTTTTTAAAACCCTCCCTATCGTAATCATATCCATATTTATATTACCTGTTAGTTTTATAGAATAGTTAGGAAAATACTCTTCTATTTTTTTACACCCCCAATAAAGGGGTATCGTGTCATAAAGAAGCGGATTAACTATCTTTTCACTAAAATAGTGGTCGTGAGATGTATTTTCGATTGCAATCGTAAACATGTAATCGTCGCACATTTCAGTCATAGATTTGAAATCGCCATATATATTGTTACTTTCGGGGAATCGTTGCCTATACATTTTTGCCCCATTGCCCCATATATCGATAGGCAGTCGATGTTTGAGTATATAGCTTACAAGTGCATGACGATATTTGTGTCCTGGTGTATATGACTTATGCGAAACCATGATCGACATTACTTTTGTTTTTTTATTTGTAAACATACCAATATTTTTAGGTGTTTCATGAAACAGGAAACCATGGTGTCCTAAAAACGGAGGCGATGGTAATGAACCGACACTGCCGATAAAATATTTTCCTATATTATTCGCGGCATATTCAATGAAATTATTATAATAAAGACGTAAAAAAGAATTATCAGGCGGTTCATGTGCAAATCCGAAAACGCATTCTTTTTCAACTTGAATGTTGGATGGTGTTGGGCAGTTTAATAAAAATGCATGTGTGTATGTTTCGGTAGTTGTTAAATATATTTTTTTCGTTTTCCCATAATAGTCTAGTTTTTGATAAAGGCACATTCGTTCATAGTTCTGTTTGCACGTTTCTGATGTGCAAAAGTCGCTGAAAAATCGTATTCTTATATAGTTTTTTTTAAAATCGGATATAATATTTTTAAAATATTCGCTTTTATAGCATGTTTTATAATGGTTGATTTGGTATGGTGTTTTGTGCATTAATGTGACTTGATTTATATTATACAATACTGCTTCATATATACTTAACTGCAGCCATAGCTGGTTCATACAGAATAGTGTTATTTTGTCCGGGTCTATATCTTCCACGTGTTCTTGTTCTTGTTTTTGTTCTTGTTCTTGTTCTTGTTCTTGTTCTTGTATATATCGCAGCACATCTCTTTTAAAAACAACACTACTATTTATAAATGGGTTCACTTTAAAAAGATTATAATTGTATAGTCCGTTTATTGGTATTTCGGATATTTCGGATATTTCTGATATTTCGGGTTCTAGACCAGCACTTGTATCATATCTGCTTTTTGTTCCAATTACGTCTATTCTTGGAAACTCTTTTAGTTTTGTGGCTTGAAGTTCTAGTTTATTTGGCGCCCATATATCGTTTACATCTAATATTCCAATATAGTTATAAATTGCGTCGTTATTTACTACATGTAAAAACGTTTGAATATATGTTTTAAACTCTTCTCCGTATGTTTTTACTTCAATTCGTTTGTCTTCAAATGATGGCATAGATGTGGATGCGGGTGTGGGTGTTTGTGTATTATAACATACAACCTTCAACTCCCAATCCTGGTATGTTTGATTTACCACAGATTGAACACTCGTTAATAATGATTCTAATTGTGTCGTTGTGGTAATTACGTTACGTATAAGACATACAATAGATATCATTTGTGGATGTGTTTTGTGTTGTGTTGTGTTGTGTTGTGTTTGTATAAAAATATATATAATAAAAATATATTTTGATATCTTTATTATATTTTGTAGTGTTTATTTTTTATTTGTATTGCTTAGAATTAAATATCCAAACTGATCGTATTCTTTTCAGATTTAGGTTTGCGTTTGGTTCTGCTTGGCATGTTATCATTTTGCAAGTCTTTCAACTCAGAAATACTAATCGTGCTCCCTTTTTCTTCAGCATTGTTTGCGCTGCTGCCACCACCGCCACCAAACAACGACGCCATGTCATTGCCACCGCTGCTGTTGCCATTGCCGTTGCCGTTGCCATTGCCACTTCCGCTAGGAATGTTTATACTTTTCGTTTTAAGACCAGAAAGAATATTACTAATATCGCTTGGTCCTCTCATTTCAGGGCGCGGGTTTTGCGGATTAGGAGGTGGTGCTCCGCGCATTGACTTGTTTGCAAATGCATTTACAAAATTGTCTGTCAGGTTCACACCTTCATTCATACCTCCTCTACCAAAGTTCAGGTCAGGGCGATTCGAAATATCGCCTTCTCTTCGTGGAGGTGGAACCGAGTTAGGTCCTTTTGTAGCAACAGGTGCGGGTGGTGGACGCTGGTTATTAAAGTTACTCGACATCGGTGGGGGTGCTGCCATGCCGCCTCCTCCTCCCCCCATACCTCCCATCATATCACCCATAAAGTTCCCAAAATTCGGCGATGATTGTGACATTGTGTTCACTGCTGCTTGTGTGAATTGTTTCATAAGTTCGGGATTTTGGCGCATAATATCGTCCATACCCGGCATGGCGGATTTAAACATCGTATTTGTCATATGAAGCATAATCGCGCTTCCACCCAACTGGAAAAGCAGTTTCAATTCAGGCGCCATCTTTGCTTTCGACTTATATTTCTCATGTAACTCTCCAAAAATCTCCTCATAGTCGTCAACATTTTCGTTGATCTGCTCTGACCATCCGTCCAACTTCAAATCAAATGGGTCAAACTTATTATTCAAAAATTCTAGACCTGTGATTGCAGTCATAAGCAACTTCTGTTGAAATTTGATACTATTCTTCTTCTCACGTTCTTCAACATGTGTCTCGTATTCGCCCTTCATTTCAAAGAGAGAAGACTCCATGCTGTATTTCTTACTAAGACGAATACCCTTCGTTTCCAGTTCTTCCAATTTTTGTAAAATTTTAAACTTTTCGCGCAACAATTCTTCTTTCGTCATTTGCGGCGTTGCGTCCACATTTGCATCAGGGTTTAATGGAATATTACTAAACTTACCAAACCCATCCCATGTTTTATTATCATTGTCTGTATTTGCAGTAGATGCACCAACATTACTACCGCTGATGTTATTATACCTCGGCTCAGAATATCCGCCATCACTGGCATCATCGTCGTTATAATTACTTAGTTTTATACCACCACCAATGCTGCTACTGCTTGCTCCAGCAGAACCAAAAAAATCAGACTTGAAATTCTTTGAGATTTTTTTAACACCCCCACTACCACCACCGCCGCCCCCGATAGAATTCGACAAGTCATTCAATTCGTCTTCCAGCTCATTCAGGTCATCCAAATCAATATTGTCGCCACCGCCGCCACTTTTATTACCGGTTTTTAGTTTATCATTCATAAGCAACTCAAGGCCTCCACCGAAGTTGACAGATTTGGCACCACCTCCGCCGCCATGACTATTTTTATTACTAAAGCTATTATCTAAATCAGATAAATTTCCAAGGTCAATCACTTCTTCCATAGTGTTATATTATCAATAATAATAATCTATAATTTTAATTTTAAGTTTGTGCGCATTATAAATATATATTTGTGAAACTATATATGAAATCAAATAATAAACAAAATTAGTTAACAAAATTGTTAAATAGTCACACTACCTTTATCATATTTTTGATAGTAAGATAATATATTCCTTGTAAAAAGCAATCTGCGAGATCGTCTTTTTTTTTATTTTTGTTCAGATACCCTTTATAATCCTCGAATTCTTCTTTTGTTTCTAAAAGTTCGGCAGTTATTTCGACACTTTCTGCTTTCCGTTCAGTATATGTTGTTTTCTTTTTTGTCATAAACATTTTTAGTTTATTTG